CTCCGCTTGTAATCTTCTGGCAGCAACTGCAGATGTTTGGGACGGAACTCAAGGACCATCTATTGCATTTTAAGAGTGCCTGCCCCGATACTGATTCTGCAAGGGGGTTGTTTGATATATCCAAAACTATCCTAAATGATCCTAAGACTGGAGATTTTGAGCGGGCAGTTAGATTTTATATCATCAACAAGTGCTCCTTCTCTGGTCTGACTGAAAGTTCTTCATTCTCACCTCAGGCATCAAACTCCAATTTTAGTGTGCGAGGTATTGAGAAACTTCCTGAGTATTCTAAACTGATTGCTAATTGGCGTATAACTAATTATTCCTATGATTATCTGATGGATGGGAACAAAGGTGCTTTTATGTATCTCGATCCTCCTTATGACATTAAGGATAATCTCTATGGGCGTAAGGGATCAATGCACAAAGGATTTGATCACGATAAGTTTGCTGCTGATTGTGATGCTAATCATATGGACCAATTGGTGAGTTATAATTCAGACCAACTTGTGAAGGATAGGTTTAAGAATTGGAATGCAGCAGAGTTTGATCTGACTTATACGATGCGTTCAGTAGGTGAATATATGAGAGACCAAAAACAACGTAAAGAACTGCTATTATTTAATTACACAAAAACTCCTAAAATTCAATTTAGTTTTGATGGTTGCTATAATTATGATAGATTAAAAAGTGAGGGGTTAGTTGATGATGCCTGAATTGAAGGACTGGTTGAACTCGATCAATCAAACAAAGAAGAACCTGATTGATGAAGACCCTTCAACTGAGAAGGGGTATGCACCATATATTATTAATCGGTGCCTCTCTGGAGAAATTGATTGTATTATGTTTGTGAATGAATTGAATCAGTATCATTTTCTTCCTAAAAAAATGCAATATGACTTTCTTATAAATATTCTGAGGGTTAAAAGGAGATATTCTCCTTGGCTCCGTAAAGATAAAATCGAAGATCTTGATATTGTCAAGCGTTATTATGGTTATAGTAATGAAAAGGCACAGCAGGCTTTGAGGATTCTGACAAAAGAGCAACTAACATTTATTAAATCTAAATTTGAAACTGGAGGAACAAAATGAGTGTCGTTCAAGAACCCACTGTACAATGGTCGCCTGATATGATGATAGAAGTCATTCTGAATGAACCAGATGATTTCTTAAAAGTTCGTGAAACTTTGACTCGTATCGGAGTTGCCTCAAGAAAAGAGAAGAAACTTTATCAAAGTTGTCACATTCTTCACAAGCAAGGTCGTTACTTTATTACGCACTTTAAGGAACTTTTTGCTCTGGATGGCAAACACGCAAACTTAACTGTAAATGATATTCAGCGTCGTAATCGTATCGTTCAGTTAATTGCTGATTGGGGATTGGTTGAAGTAGTTGATGTGAGTAAGGTTCAAGATATTGCTCCATTAAATCAAATTAAAGTTCTTCCACATAAGGAGAAGGGTGATTGGATTCTAGAGACTAAGTATAATATTGGTTCTAAAAGGAAAAAGGTTGAAGAAACCGAATAATAAAGTGGGGAGTTCAACACTCCCCCTTTTTTATTATGAACTGCTATATAATAAGGATGCCTTCGGGGTCCACAAAACATAAACTCGCTTAAAAAGGAGCTACCATAATGACTAACCTTGCAACATCTAGGTTTACACATGCGGACCTACCTGCCTTGATGGACAGGATTACACGCAATAGCATTGGGATGGACGAATATTTTGATCGCCTATTCAATCTTCACGAAACTACAAATAACTATCCACCATACAATCTAATTCAGGTAAATAATGTAGAGTCTCATTTAGAGATTGCACTTGCAGGATTCAGAAAGGAGGAAGTAAATGTCTTCACGGAGTATGGAAAACTTTTTGTCGAAGGGCAAAAATCAGATACTGAATCGGATAGGACGTTTATCCACAAGGGTCTGGCTCAACGAAGTTTCAAAAGAGCATGGACACTATCCGACGACACTGAAGTACGAGAAGTCACCTTTGAGGACGGACTACTTACCATTCGATTAGGTAAGATTGTTCCAGAACACCACAGCAGAAAAGAGTACCTATAAATACTTCTGAATATCGTTGCCGCAGGGAGGTAACTGGCAAAAACCAGTTGACACCTCCCTTTTTTATGCTATAATGAATTGAGAGGAAAACTAAAAATGTCTGTAAAAATTGCTCTATTAAAATCTGGAGAATCAGTAATTGCCGATATTAAAGAATTGATATCCGACGATAAAGTGTGTGGGTATTTGTTCAAGAATCCGCATAAAATGAAAGTCAGCAATTCAATTTTCTTGACTGAGGAATCAATAGAACCAGAAGACGGAACCGTGAGTATCACATTCTCCTCTTGGATTCTTTTTACAAGTGATGATGAGATTCCAGTTCGACCTGATTGGATTGTAACTATTGTTGAACCAGTCAAATCCATTAAAGAAATGTACGAGGAAAAAGTAAATGGAACGGAATGTAAAGTGTCTTCTATTGAAGGTTGATACGGTATTGATTACTGAGATTATTGAAGTTGGTTCTGAACTTGGAGAACCTGATTGTAAACTAATCAATCCATATCAGTTTTTGAGTATAGATGATATGAGACCCTGGCCAGAAGTTACTAATCAGACTGAACTAATGATTCATTCTGATAGTATTCTTACAATCGCAGAACCGACTCCCGAAATTGTTACAAAGTATCTTGAACTAACTACCTGATGAATTTTTATACAAACGTACAAATGGTTGGGGACCACTTCTTGGTTCGTGGTTATGAAAATGGTAGACATTTTATGACCCGTGAGAAGTTTTCTCCAACTCTTTTTGTTCCGTCTAAAAAACCAACCAAATATAAAACACTGAATGGTGAATATGTTGAAGCAGTTCAACCTGGTTCTGTGAGAGATTGTAGAGAGTTTTTTAAAACGTATAATGGGGTAGAAAATTTTAAAATCTATGGGAATGAGAAGTACATTTATCAATACATTTCCGATAAATATCCAGAAAATGAAATTAAGTTTGATATTGGAAAAATTAAATTAACAACAATTGATATTGAGGTTGCATCGGAAAATGGATTTCCAGATGTAGAAAATGCTGCCGAAGAAGTTTTACTTATCACACTTCAAGACTATAATACCAAACAGATTCGTACTTGGGGGTTGGGTCCATTTGACAATAAACAAACTAATGTTTCTTACCGAGCATTTTCTGATGAGCATAGTCTTTTAAATGATTTTATCCACTGGTGGATGATTGAAGAAAATACTCCAGAAGTTATTACTGGTTGGAATAGTGAACTTTATGATATTCCATATCTAGTTCGTCGTCTAGAAAGAATTTTGGGCGAAAAACTGATGAAGAGAATGTCACCTTGGGGACTTGTAACTGAGGATGAAACTTATATCTCTGGAAGAAAACATATTTCTTATGATATTGGAGGTATTAGTCAACTTGATTATATCAAACTTTATAAAAAATTTACATATAAAGCACAGGAATCTTATCGTCTAGATCATATTGTGAGTGTGGAACTTGGGCAAAAAAAACTTGATCACTCTGAGTTTGATACATTCAAAGATTTTTATACCAAGGGTTGGCAAAAGTTTGTAGAATACAACATTATTGACGTAGAACTTGTTGACCGTTTGGAAGACAAGATGAAACTGATTGAACTTGCCCTTACGATGGCATATGATGGTAAAGTAAACTATGAGGATGTATTCTCACAAGTTCGTATGTGGGATACTATTATCTACAATTATTTGAAGAAGAGAGATATCGTTATTCCACCTAAGGAAAAAACCGATAAGGATTCTAAGTATGCCGGTGCTTATGTAAAAGAACCTGTTCCCGGAATTTATGATTGGGTTGTAAATTTTGACTTAAATAGTCTATATCCACATTTAATTATGCAATTTAATGTGAGTCCAGAAACTCTTGTTGATGAAAGACATCCTACCGTAACTGTGGATAAAATTCTTAATCAACAACTTACCTTTGAAATGTATAAGGACTATGCGGTCTGTCCTAACGGTGCTATGTATCGTAAGGACATTCGTGGTTTTCTTCCGGAACTAATGGAGAAAATGTATAATGATCGTGTCATTTTCAAAGAAAAAATGATTGAGGCAAAAAAGCAGTATGAGAAGAAAAAAACAAAAGAATTGGAGAAGGAAATTTCCAGATGTAACAATATCCAAATGGCAAAAAAGATTGCTCTCAATTCTGCTTATGGAAGTGTCGGAAATGAATGGTTTAGGTACTTTAAACTAGCAAATGCCGAAGCAATTACTCTTTCGGGGCAAGTTGCTATTCGTTGGATTGAAAATAAGATGAATACATATTTCAATAAACTTCTTAAAACTAAGGACTTTGATTATGTTATTGCTTCTGATACTGACTCCATCTATCTTAATATGGGTCCTCTGGTTGAAACTGTATACAAGGGAAGAGAGAAAACTACTGAAGGCGTTGTTTCGTTCCTTGATAAGATCTGTAAGGTGGAACTTGAAAAGTATATTGAAGGTTGCTACCAAGAACTGGCGGAGTATATGAATGCTTATGATCAGAAAATGCAGATGAAGCGGGAGAATATTGCCGACCGTGGAATTTGGACTGCTAAGAAGCGTTACATTCTCAATGTCTGGGATAGTGAAGGAGTTAGATATGCCGAACCTAAATTAAAGATGATGGGTATTGAGGCAGTTAAATCTTCAACTCCAGCACCTTGTCGCAAGATGATTAAGGATGGTCTGAAGATTATGATGAGCGGAACTGAAGATGAGGTGATTAGATTTATTGATAAGTGCCTTCAAGAATTTAAATCTCTTCCTCCAGAAGAAATTGCTTTTCCCAGAACAGCATCTGATGTCCGTAAATATTATTCATCATCAAATATTTACGCATCCAAAACTCCAATTCACGTTCGTGGAGCACTTCTCTTTAATCATCATATAAAAGAAAAAAAACTTACTAATAAATATTCACTTATTAATAATGGTGAAAAAGTTAAGTATATTTTCTTAAAAAAACCCAATATTATACAGGAGAATGTCATTTCCTTTATCTCCGAATTTCCAAAAGAATTGGGACTTGACAAATATATTGATTATGAACTACAATTTGAGAAGAGTTTCTTAGACCCACTCAAGTCTATTTTGGATTCGATTGGATGGAAAACCGAACATACGACAAATCTTGATTCATTTTTTACCTGATGAATTTACCTATTAACGAAAAAGAACTGAATACTATTATTAGTGCTATGAGGATTGGTGGAGATACTGCTCTTTACCAAAAACTCTGGTGCTATAAAATGAATTATCTCAATAAACAAAAACAAAAGGAGGAATGAATTGTGGATTTTTTGAAAGATATAGTGAAGGAGATTGGTGGAGAATACACTCAA